GCATGGAGTTCGCCTGGCCTTTTTTTGACGGTGACCTAGCACTCATTGTTGAGCAGCAGACCACAGAAAAGACCGAAGTTAATTCCGTTCGGATCGACATCAAAAAGGGAACGGCAAGCCTTCAGACGTTCGCAGCCGGTTCCGATATTTCCTACCAGTTGCTACAGCGCTCAAGCCCTTCCTACCTTGACGCCCACAATCGGATCATGGTCGCGTCGTACGCCCTCATCACAGATAACGCATTCGTTGACGCGATGCTGGCAGCCAGCACCCCACAGAACTACAACTTCGCAGGTGACACGACAGGCGCAGAGTTCCGCGCCGGAGTATTCCAGGCATCGGTCACCGTGGAAACGGCAACCGGTCGCGGGGCAGAGTTCGTCCTCGTAGCGTCAAACGTGTTTGCAGAAATCGGCGGTTGGTCGACGTTTTTCCCATCGGCCTACCCCGTCTCGAACGTGTCAGGCGTGGCGACCGCTGGCACTCTCGGAGTAAACGTCTCTGGCCTGCCCGTCATTCACGACCGCAATTTGGCAGCCGGTGCGATCCTCGTATCGAACACAGCGACCGCTTCATGGATCGAGGACGGTCCAGCCCTTGCCACGGCGGAGAACGTAGCCAACCTCGGTCGCGACATCGCAATCTACGGTTACGGAGTGAGCGCCGCTTACACCGCCGCTGGCATTGTGTCCCTTGAAGTTGTGGCCTAACAAACTAACATCCCCTCGGAAGGTAGTGAAGGTCATATGGCACTAGTAACCGGTCAGGAACTGGCCGACAATCTGGATATCGAGTACGAGACTCCCGACAGTCTCGTGCTCGACTTACACGCGAACTCTGCGTGTATTCTGATCGGTTACCTAGTCACGCTTGTTTCGTTCGAAGCGGAACCGGCACCCCTGAAAATCGCGGCCATGAGTATCGCGGTGGAGACGTACCAGGCGGCGTACGCGGCCGGGGGCGAATCTATTAGCGTGGACTTCACCCCTAGCCCACGGATCAACTCCGCTTTAATGGCCCGGGTCACTGTCCTACTGGCACCTTATAAACAGATGACAACGATGGTCGGGTAATGGCACTCACCACGGAAGCACGGGAGTTAATTGTTACGAGCTTGACTGGCCTCGGGTACAAAATTTATGACACGGTGCCTACGGTCCCGGTGACCCCGTCGGTAGTTATCGTCCCGGACTCCCCTTGGGTGCAACCGACCCGGATCGGATCAACCCTGAACTATGCGGTGCGGTGGCGGTTACTCCTTAACGTGAACGTGAGGGTCAACGCGGTGGCAATCTCAACAACTGAGGACGCCCTCGATGTGCTACTGGCCGCGCTACCCGCATCCGTAAACGTCGCGAGTGTGAACGCGCCGCAACTAATGAGCCTCGGCTCACAAGGGACCGTCATGACAACCGAAATCGAAGTTCAAATACAAATGAAAGAAGGATAAATCATGCCCGCAATTGGAGTAACTGGAGCCGTGTTCACCGTGTCAATCGGTGGGACACAATACGAGGACCAAGTGACGTCAGGAACGATCAACACGACCCCAACAATCGTTCGCACTAAAACCCTGTCCGGGGTCGCGTTCGACCAGACCGACCTCAACTCGACCATGAGTCTCGATTTCCTATTCGATGAAGTCACAGGCATGTACGGGGCTTTGCAAACCGCTATCGCCGGTGCCGCATCCGTCGCGGTCGTGGTCGAATCAACGTCAGGAACGTGGACCGGGGCCGCGATGTTCATCGAATCCGCGGACCTCACCTACCCGGCCGACGGTGTCGTAACCGTATCGACATCATTCACCGGCTCGGTAACATTCGCCGCATCGGCATAAGGCTAAGGGGAACCCATTGTATCCAAGACTGAAAATCGAGTCCGATAATCACGAAACAAAAGAAGTCGAAACCCTGCCCGTAGACTTCATGATGTATGAAGAACTAAACGGGAACCGCCCTACAAGCGAACAAGCGATGCGACTCACAATCGCCTACTTCTATCTTGAGGATAAAGAACCCGGGGACCTTAAAACCGTGAAATCGTGGGCCCGAAAAAACCGGGTTAAAGTCGATATCCTTAAAGATGAGGCGGAACCTTTTTAGAGGGTAGCCACGGCAGGCTACTCATACGCCTAGCGGTTCGTACAGGCTGGACGATGGAAGACGTTAAGAAACTTAGCGGCCGAGAGGTCGTCACGATTATGGAGGAGTTAGCGTAATGGCCCCGAAGCAATTCGATGTATATATCGAAGGTTTAGGACCGCTACTGCGCGATCTTTCAAAGCTCGGTAAAGCCGCCGGTAAAGAATTACGTGCGTCTTCGAAAGTTATTGCAGAAAAACACATGGTTCCAGCGTGGAAAGAGGCTGCACTCGGTGCGGGTCCTTGGGGACCGAAAATCGCGGAAAGTGTCCGGGCAGGTTCCGACCGTGTCCCCAAAGTAATGATAGGAAAAGCCGCTAGAACCTTTAGTGGTGGCGCATCCGCCACGATGGTGCGATACCCATCAGACAAAGGCAACCGGGGTCGAGCAGCAGGGGGTGCCCGGAATCGTATGCCTGCCGCGTTCGGTGCGGGTTCCGACTGGATTAGTGAAGCCCGCACATACCAGAAGCCCGCACTCGATGAATGGGCTAAGGCCGTTGACCGTGTCGTCCGGAAATGGCCGGTGATGTAATGGCCGGAAAAACATTAACCATATTCCTAGCCGCCGACCTCAAAAAGTTTAATAAGGGCATAAATAAGGCCGAAGGTGGTCTAAAAGGCTTTGGGGAGTCGATAAGCCGCAACATGGGCCCGATTCTTTTGGCAGCCGGGGCCGCAGCAGGTGCGTTCGCCGTAAAAGTCGGTATAGACGCCGTCAAAGCGGCATCCGACCTTGGAGAGACACAAAACAAAGTCGGCGTTATCTTCGGCAACTCATCGCAGTCAATTCTCGACTTTGCCGAGGATGCTGTCACCGGCCTAGGTCAAACCCGCATACAGGCGCTGGAAGCATCCGCGACATTCGCCCAATTCGGTAAAGCCGCCGGGCTCAGTGGCGGCGACCTGGTTAACTTCTCCACCGAACTTGTTACCCTCTCAGCCGACCTAGCCTCGTTTAATAACTCGTCACCCGATGAAGCAATTAACGCTATTGGATCCGCGTTGCGTGGTGAAGCCGAACCACTGAGGCGCTTTGGTGTGCTGATGGATGACGCCGCACTTAAAGCCGCCGCCCTTTCGATGGGGATCGGCGACGGCACCACCACTTTGACAACGCAGCAAAAAGTATTAGCCGCCCATAACGTCATTCTTTCCCAAACCAGTGACGCTCAGGGTGACTTTGCCCGCACCTCTGAGGGTCTAGCAAACACTCAAAAGATCTTGCAGGCCGCCGTCGAGGACGCTAAAGCCGAGATCGGTATCGGCTTAGTCTCTGCACTGGAAGCCGCCGGGCAGGCTATGGGCGGGTCCAGAGGAATGGCCGGGGTTATTCAAGACACGGGGCAAGACCTCGGGGACTTCGCCTCAGGTATCGGCGTGGTGATTACTGCCCTCGCAGGATTGACCGGCGGGATTGAAGACGCCACAGAAGCAGCCGGAAAATACGAAACCGGTGTATTCGGCATGCGCGACGCCGGTAACTCACTATTGGACAACATTCTGCCCCTAATCCCAATTTTGGGCACATGGGTGAGCGGGATTCTTGCAGTCGGTGAAAACGCTCGAATAAGCGCCGACAAATTACTTGTTTTTGCTAACGCCGCCAAAAAAACCGCCGACGGCCTCCCCTACTTCCTAGGCGGCCTAAGGGAAGTAGAAAAGGCCACAAACGAGCAAACCGCCGCAAACGTCAAAGCTACCTACGGAGTTTTGACCCTAGCCGAACGGCAAGCCGCATACGAAAAGATATTAGAGGGAACCGAAGACACAATACGAAACTACGGCGGCTCGACCGGTTCCGCGACCGTCGAAGTCGAAAAATTAACTAAGTTCCAGAAATTCCTAGAAAAAAGCACCGAGGACGTAGGTAAAGCAATCGCCTCTACCGAGGCACTACTAAGTACTCAAATACAGAGTTTTAAGGACGCGAAAGACGCCGTAGCCGATTACGCCCTCACGATGCAGGGGAATCTACTATCCGGGATCGACCTCGGATCAGCGTTTACGGATCAATTCGATGAAGAAGGAAATAAAACCGGTGTTGCCCTGGTGGATGCTTTTAACGCTCAAATAGCGGAAGCCGAATGGTTCGGCAACGTACTTGAAGGCCTGCAAAACTCGAAGGTAGACCAGCGGCTCATCGACTACATGGCCGGATTGGGTCCTGAAGTTGGCGGGGCACTCGGTCAGGAGATGCTAGGGGATAAAGGGTTATTAGGCACAATAAACGAGAAATTCGTCGATATTCAAGACAAAACGAAAGAGCTTGCCCTCGGTTTAGTGCCTGACTTTATGAACGCCGGGGTAGAACAAGCCG